ATCGTCTTCTTGCCATAATTAATATGTTTTATAACATTTATAATTTGTTGCTCGTTAATTCAAAAAGTTGCACCTTTGCATCGAATATCAACGATGTTAGTCGCACTTCGGTGCGTGGATTGAAACGACATTAAAAATGTCATTGTGGTTTAAACCACATTTTAATATTTAGGGCAGCGAAGAAATTCGTTGCCCTAACTTTTTATTTATAAAATCTCAATTTTGGTATAGTATGCATTCATCTTCCCAAAGAATGATTCTATTTTTGCTCTCTGATAAGAAGACATTTTGTTATAAATGACATTTTTGTCACCTTCTCTTAAGTAGTATTCCTTTTCACCGTCAGTGAGATTGATAACTATATTAATTGCTCTACCACTGTATGAATCTGTAAATTGAATTTTTGTCTTCATAGTCTTACGCCGCTTATCCGTTGCCGCCGGTTCTATTATTACTTGTTGTTTTATTATCACAATGCAAATATACTATATTGTGATATAATAGCAAAACAAATCACAATATATTTTCTTGTATTGTGTAATATTTAACATTTAAACACAAAAGACAGCCGACAATAATGCTAACGATAATACGTAAGGGCTGATCTTGGTGTGGTCAGCCCTTATGATTAAAACCATTCCGCATCCGGATGCACTTCAACGGACAGATGGTTCATTAATCTGATTATTAGTTCTCGTATCATAGATATATCCTTTATGTGGTTTCAAACTTTTCGAGTTACCCTACTAATCTATATATCCCAGTTCCCTGAACCTTTCCATTATCTTATAAGCCAGAATTGCGTAAGCCCCACCTGTCATATGTATCTTGTCATTGCTGGTCTTTCCATTCTCATCCCCGACATAGCTGCTCCAGAAACTCATTGGCAGTGAGCCCTCGGCCATTGCGGTCGTATCCGACACAACCCCCTTCGACTTCTGCTCCCCTGTCAGATCAGCATCCGTCGTGGGGGTGATGCCGAAATCATACAGTGCCTGCCGGGACACATACTCCCTCCAGTTGATGAATCTGTCGCCGTATCTTCCTGCCAGAACGGTCTCCTGACCGGCCCTTGATGCCGCAGTCCCCGTATGCAGCCCGATAAGGACATATTTGTCCGTACCGAGCCGGGCGATCATTTTATCCAGTTTCTCCACAAGCTCTTCATCGGAGGAATATCCCCCGTTCTGCCAGCACCAGAGGACAGCCAGCCGTGTATTTCCGTACAGACGCGAACCGCTCATTATAATGGGAGTCCGGGCACTGAAACTTACAGCCCTGCTTCCTGCCGCAACCCTTTGTATGGTATATATGCCCGTCGTGTCCGAACCGCTCGATCCGGTCCATTTCAAGGTACATTCTATTCCTCCCACGCTGCACGGGTTCACAGTTGTGTCCGATCCCTGCAGAAGGGGGGCAACCTCCGTTCCCCATGCGGAGTCCAACCTGCCGTCATACGCTCCGATCCGGACAGGAGAGGTGTCGGCAGGAAGAACGAAATCACCTTTCGCAAAGGTGACATTGGCTCCCATCCTGGCAGCGATTGTGTTGATGGACTCTCCTCCAACACCGCAGTTGTTCACTTTGTAGCCGGCTCCAAGAAAAGCTTGCAAGGCCTTTGAGTAGGTGACGGATGCCGCATCCTCCAGGGACGAAACATCATAACCGAGCTCCCTGAGCTTACTCAGGATTCTTTCCTTATGACGGGTTATAGTACCACCCGCCCCCGCAGTCAGCGAGTCCCCCCAGGCGGTCACCCCAATCTGATTCTTTCCGGTTTCCTCCCGGACTATTTCCCTCACTTCGTTCCGGACCGTTACGGAGAGTTCGGAGGCTATGACCCGTGTGGATTCCGGAACCCGGTCAAGGGCCATGAGGTCGTCAAAAGGGGCTATTTTTCCTGATGTGTTGTAAACAACCAGACAGACATAAAAATATCCCCTGCCGAAAGTGTCGACCCATCTGTCCTCATGCCCCGCTTTCCATTTCGTAAGCAGGTTGTAGAAGTTCCATTCCCCATCCGCTGGAAGCGCCAGGTCAAGGTAGCCTCCCCAGTCCTGGATACCGGGCAGGAGATATCTGTTTGGATACTTGTCCGCGCCCAGCTCTGATGTCAGCAGCCATGTGCCTCTCAACTCCTCCATGTCGGAAAAGGTTATCTTCCAGTATACCCCCCTATACTGGGAACCTATGGTTTCCGCATCGATATTGGAGGTCAGGCGGATAGTCCGTGCATCCACGGGATTGATGGTCATGGCCTCCCTAATGTAACCGGATGGTCCGAGGTCCCTGAATACCGCATTTTCTGCAAATCCTCCGATCTCCCATCCGGCATTTGTCGCATTTTCCGCGTTGTCGGCATGTTTCGCACCGGCAGCCCTCTCCGAATACCCGGAGATATCCGAATAGTCGGAGGTGTCGGACGTCTTCGCCGTCTGTGCATGTATGACATCCGATGTATAGGACTCCCTGACTTCCAGCGAGCCGGCGGATGAAAGTGCGTTGGCATCCAGTTTGCCTTTCAGAACGACATGTGTGTAAACATTCGTGCCGTATACGGCACCGGCGTCCGCCCAGTCCTGTTCGGAAAACGAGCCGCTATAACGACCTCCTGCCGCTATGGTTACTGACTTTGAGGCGATATAGCCTTTGGACCAGTCCGCAGAACCGCCGGTGACACCAATACCCACAACCATGTCGGAACTGCCGGTATTATATATCTCAAACCAGTAATTAGACGATATTGTAAGTGGAAGGGATGCTAACGAACGTACATAGCATGTCGCGATCTTGGCCGCACTTTCGTCCCATGATATCTTCGTCATATACTCAGCCGTTTCAACAGTGATGCCAGGACCGGATGGAAAAATTACGGAAAGCGGCAGTTTCCTGATGATATTGGTATAAGCCGTGACCTCCTCCCTTATCAGTTCTTTTGTTTTGGTGACACCGTCCGTCAAAGAGACACCCCATTTGGGGACCGAACCGTTGAACGAGCCTGCCGACAAGTATATTGTATGACCGCTGGGAACGATGAACAGGCATTCACCCCTGCACCGGCCCTCATATATGAGAGAATTGTCATTGTCTCTGAAGATGGCGACCGATCTGTACAAGCCTGTACCTATACCACTGATATTGGCATAAACCACGTCCTCCCTGTTGTTGCTACCGTCATTGGTATGGTAGTAAGTGGTGAACTGGCTGTGCGATTCGTTTTCCACGTACTTGTCTCTGGAGGTTCCTAATATTGTCAGACATTTAAGGATGCTTCCCTCAAAATCCGTTCCGGTACCTTCCTGATATTCCTGTCTGGTGAAAGGAACCGTATAGATTCCCATTTTGGACAGATTGGTCAGTTCCGTAGTCAGGCTCTTGCGTGTATTTGGATTAACCACCGCATTGGTTGTGGTTGCCGGGTAAATGGTTTGACCACCTTTGGTCAGCTTATATATTTTTGCCATAATAAATCTCCTATATTTCTAGATTAGTAACTGTTTCTTCTTCCTCTTCCGGTGGCAGAGGAGGTACAAAATCACTCAGCACATCTTCATATTCATTATCCGACAATGGGACGCTCTGCACCGCATTGTATGCGGCATAATCCGGATAGGACATGATCTCCGCTGTGCTCTCATCCGTCTTGCCGGAAACGAGGATAACACCTGTAATCTCCACCGATACAAGATTGCAGATACCATCGGCAAAATCAGCATCAGAAAGATAGTATTCGCGTTTGACCGACAGAGTGCCGGGACGGAGTCCATGCCTGTCAAAAATGACCAGCAGACTACCATCATCAAGCCTACGGCAGTTCTTGTACCCGTGCCCGTCAAACTCCGCAACAACACATCCCGACAGGACTGTACGGTAAGTGAACCGGAAGGGAGTATTCACATCCCCATTCAAGTTCTTCTCTATAATTTTAAAATCGGATTGGTAATTAATTTTCATAACTATAATATTGATGTAACATCGTCTATCTCCTCGGCTTTCAAGATGCCGGAAAGGTCAACACTTCCACCGCCTCCGGTTGTTCCTGTAGGACTCCATTTCCCCTTTATCTTGCAATCATATATAGGACCGGGTATGGTATCCCCCACGACAGCCCAGTCGCCCACAACTGGAGATGGGACAGCCGCTTTCAGCGAATCAAGAGTGGGAAACAATCCCTTGTTGCGGACACTGTTCTGCTTGACCTTATCAATCTCGGTAGAAGTCTTACTAAAATTGTAGTTAAGCCGATCTGCCGCCTCACTCCAAGTACCTGTTTTATTAATACTATTAAGTTCCATATCACTTCATTTTATTTGGGCAATTGGTTTTGATCCCATACAATCTCAGAACCTTTAACCATAATTATGCGTCCTCCCATTATCTGGGTCTGATATATATAACCGTCACTTCCTTTTTGCTCCGCAACCATACTATCCGGGCGGAAATATAATCTATCACTGCTAGAAGGATCGAACATGGAAATACTGGGAATCATCCCTCCAAGTCCGTACTGTAGGGAGATGCTGAACAGTTCTTCCCCATTATAATCATACATTCTGATAGACGGTACGGAATACTCATCCTCAGGGGATATTACGATCTTGTAACCATTGGATGATATGACATTGACAGTGCCACTAAACTCTCCTTCTCCTTTTATCCAGATATTGCCTTCCTCATCAATCTTAAAATTTCCGTTAGGTGATTTTACATTTTTAAAGACTCCGCTTTCTGCATTAACTTCCCCTCTGAACTTACCGCCCAAAGCATAGATATATCCTCTTAAGAACACATCACCACCATGAGCGACAACGAAATTCGCCATGTTCTCCCATTCTTCATCGGTAGGTTGATAATTCGGATCATTTCGAAACCTCATCACGGTTCTAATAGCCTGTTCAAGTTTTCCTCCTGCCCAAAATGCTACATCATCATCGTCATTGTATATGCCGCTAACTCCGGCTGTGACCTTCTGCATCTTACCATCCTTGTAGTTGCCTAATTGGACCATATTAGCTAGTATCAAACCGCCAAGGATATCCACAGATCCATCCTTGATTGCGCTCGCGATATAATTAATTGCTTGAAATTCGGCCATAGACTTGTCATTATCAAGAATTGAAGGCTTCCAATCGGTAGCGATGGTTCCTCTTTCTAATTGAAGATCACAAACGGTTGCGGTACCACTGATGAGAAATATACCACTGCCATTGAAGGTAATCTTATGGGTATATCTCTGATAAGAGGATGTGAGAGGCTGAGAAACACTGAAAGAGCCGCACGAAACAGACACAGACGTACCCTTTGCTTTATAACTGATAACATAACTTTCTCCTTTAATCAATGATACAGATTGGGACAAACTACCGATTGCAGCAGAATATCCAGAAATAGCCTCACTGTCCACAGATACGGTAGCCACTCCCGTCCAATATTCCAATTGCTTGCTAAAAAGCTCGGTATCCGCCGATAACTCGGTAGCGGCAGATAGATCCTCTGTTTCATAATCTCCCGTAAACCCAGTATTACGTAACAGATTGACCGAACCAATATTTACAGCCTTATAAACCTCATCCGGCAAATCCGTCAGATTTGCCGAACCTGTAGAACCCGGCTGCAAGTTCATCCTTCCCGTCAACAGATTGTCTCCCGGTTTTATTCGGGTATATTCTTCCGGCAAAATAAAATTATTGATCCCCACATATTGTCTTATGTATGGAGATCCTGTTCCGGCACCTGCTAAAATCTGAGCATTTTGCCTATTAGGATCATCTGTACCTTGATATCCCAATTGTACAATATCATCCCCTACCAATGGAGCATCACTCTCCAATGCACATACACTTTTTGACAGGTCTATATAATCAGTTCCTACAGATACAACCAAACGCCATAAATAATGATTCCCTAGTTTCCCATCTGCCTGCTTTTCCAAATTAAACGTTTCAACCAGTGCTTGATCTTTTTCTTTAAATTGATTATATATTATCCTTCCATCAGCATCCTTAGTACGCATGTAACATCGCCAAAAATCGTTGTATTCCTCAACTTTTATACAAGACATTCCGGCCGCAGTCTGCATCAACTTTCCACCGATATGGGTTGTCTTCTGTACTTCTATTTCTTCAGCGGTCAACTTCCTCCGAAAATGAGCATAGTCAAGTTCCAGATGCCATGCGCCTTGTTCATCTTGCCATAATCCTGCTCCGGTTGAACCTTGTGTAAAATTTCCTCCATACCACCCCTTTAAAAATGTGATAAATTCTTTGGCCGTATCTGGTTTATCCTTCCGTAAAAAATGGTCGATAACAAACAGACCTGTCAACATATCATCATCCCTAATATCATCATACTCTGTTTTGGTTCCGACAATACGCTTTAAATCGTGCCCACTAATTTTTATCCCCTTCAAAAAATTAATCACTCCTTGCGCTTCATCGTCATTTAAAGCGGAAATAAACCAATTGAATACAGGTGTGTCCTCATCCAGCGTATATGCGGAATTGGCATGATCGGCATTGGTGACATCACCGCCGCCACTGCCACCCTGTATAATAGTCACAGAGCGGGGAACATACTTCCCATCACGCTCCCTCGGTACTACCCTACTTATGATTCTTATATCTGACCTTATCGCCATTCTCTATCATTGATAATGTTACTGTATTCTGCTCGTAATCCCATACACCGCTTAATAACAAGAATTTTTTACTAACCATAGAATTGTCATACAAAACCGTGAAAGGATGAATGAGATCACTGTTTTTTAATACCTGAGTTAACTTGATTTTGGTTACCCGGTATCGGTTAATGATACGCCTGATCAACGCTTCTTCGGGGCGCACAAGCGTACCTTCTATTGCCGAATACAAGTTGTTTGTTAAAAAATTGCCATTTAAAAGAGCTTTGCTATATGTTGCCCCGTCTTCATTATAACTACTTATGCCAAATTCTATCTCGTCAAGTTCGGACATAAATTTTTCATTGACTACATTCTCGTATACACGATCCCCGTTCTCACCTTCATCCGTAACTCCGTCTTTTTTCTTATAGGCAACTCTTAGATTTTCTATATCAACTACTTTTATATATTTATCATTCTGATATGGGTAATCCGTACCATACAGGATTAATTCAAATTTCCCCGTCAGTGGCACAGAATCTGGGAACTCAATCACATATCCCGTAAGCCCCTCATACGGCATATCTGCCTTTTTCGTTGCACGCAGTTTGGTTCGTTCCACTTCCTCACCCACCTCTCCTATACCTATCGTAAATGTGGTTTCGCTATTTTGCCATTTATTTCCATTCCAGTAATGATCGCCAATACGTAATTTAAACCGTAACACATGATCTTCCGTGATTGTCACCTTATTAGGCTCTGCGTAATTCGTTGTAAATAAAATATCGGCTGAAATTCCTATCGCTGCATCCTTATAGACAGCTGTCACTCCTCCCACTCTTAATATAGGATTTCCTACAGCCGTACTAATTATCCTATACCTCAATAAAGACCTCCATGTGTAATTCTCCGAAATTATTGTATACAACGGAGTTAATCCATCCCATCCCTTAAAATCTATATCAGCCTCCCCGACTCTGTATGCGGTCATACCGCCAGTCATATTATAATTTAAATTAGCACCCATTACAGGGATGGCATCTTGTGAAATCTCTCCATTATTACCATATGCTATTGATTCCCATCGTTCTAATGTCAACCCTTGCACATTCTCCACCTTATAGTATTTGTTATCATTCCTCTTATCCGTCAAGTTTGTGAAGCTCCCATACATATCACTCACATCAAATCCCTCATCATCCACCAATTCATCAAAAACATTATTTATTGCCTTAACGGTAACCTTATTATATCCGGGGAGCACATCTATTGTATGATCACTACCACCGAAGCCGATATCCTGAAGCAATACAGTGTTTGGAGTAACCATCTCATAAGTGACAAGATCCTCGCCATATGAGAAGTATTCCCCTTTCCAATCTACATCAACAAAATACAGGCTACCTTCATAATCGTATAAGGTCCAATTAAAAAAACGACAAAAATACTCCAGTACCTCGTCCAACATCATCCCTTCTGAGGTGAAGTTTTCTTCTGCGAGAGTTATCTCATCGAATATGTTTTTCTTTGTCGAATAATTCACTTCTGACGATCCATAGACATAAGGTATATATATCTTTTCATATCCCCCATTAGCTGATCTTATAATGTACCTTAAGAGGTTTATCGCCGTTATAAATCCATTCTCTGTCTGTTTCTCATATTGTATATTCTCAAGCGTTCCTATTGCGCTTATGCAGTTTATACTCAATTTATCCGCAATTGGCACATAAGCTTGAGTAAACACTTCCGGTTCCACATATCCCGTCCATAACAGTTTATTCCCTCTATACAATTTTACAGCAACATGGTGACTGTTTACGCTAAACAAGTCATTCAACAAACTATCAGTCACAATGGATACTGATGCTGTAGATGTCCGTACAGGCTCGTACACAAACTCTTCATCTGTCCCTGTTACGACAAATGCGGACGGTGCACCTGTCAGTGTTTCTATTTCACCTATATAATCCTCCATGTAGAATTTAATCTCCAAGGATTCACCGGCATAATTGAAAAATGGCAATCTATATCTCTGCATAGTTAAAATATTTTTTTCCCAGTCCTCTTACCATAATTTTTAAGCTGTAGATATGCAGTATCTCCATCAAGCTGCATCTTTCCTCCAACTTCCACCCTCACATTAGCCATTCCAGTTCCTCCTATCATATCCTTTAATTTACTTAAAGGCGCAATAACTTCCGGATTACTGCTTGCACCTGGGTATTCACCCACTTCTGCCAATGTCCTTCCAGAAACCACGCCTCCATTCGCAAACTTCGGAATCACTGAAAACGCAGCAATAGCAGCAGCAATAGCAGCTCCTATTGCTATAATATTTGCAGGGAACGGAAGTTTTGCAGCACTCTTACCGGCATCACTCGCGCCTTCCGCCGTATTAGCAGCGACTTTTTTCCCCGCATTAACAACCTCCACACCTGTCGTTGCTGTATCTACAGCCGCCTCCGTAGTCGCATTGGTCACCTTGGCGGCTGTCGTTGCTGTATCTATCGCAGCCTCCGCTTCTTTTGCCTTCCCGAGCTTTTCTGTCAATTCCCTTAGGGTGTCTATAGTCTGTATTATACTCATAAAACTATCTACAGAATTGACCATCACATTCCATACTGCCATTATTCTCTCCC